CCTTTTTCGCGACAATTTTGGCCCATTCGGGTCACTTTCTGACGCTCAGCGTCACATCGGAGGGAGACATGGCAGACACCCACACCTCGGCAGTCATCACGCTCGGCGGCGACTACGTGCCGGAGCCGCCTCAGGACTGGCCGCGCGCCAGGAAGGAGCTGTTTCGGTCGATCGTGGCATCGCATCCGGCCGGCTGGTGGACCGAGGCGAGCGAGCCGCTCCTGCAGGAGTATGTCTGTGCGCTCGAGATGGCGCGACGGCTCCAGCGCAGGCTTGACCAGCTCCACGTGGATGCGTGGGACTGGGACGACTTGAATGAAATCCTGACCGCGCGCGACCGGGAGACGAAGCGCGCGATCCAGCTTGCCAGGGCGATGCGACTTGCGCAGCAGACCGTCGCGCCGACGGCGGCCGCTGCTGTGCTACAGCGCGGCGAGATGCGTGACGCGCCTTGGATGGACACCTGACCACCTCGATGCTGCGCAGCGAGCGAAACGCGCTGTGGATTGAGCGCCACTGCGTAGTGCCTGACGGGCGCTACGGCGGGCAGCCAGTGCGCCTGACTCCGCGTCAGCGCGAGTGGCTGCGGATGATCTACGACACGCCGACGAGGCGTTTCATTCTCTCGATGGCGCGCAAGAATGCGAAAACAGCGTTTTTGGCGTTCATTCTGTTGCTGCACTTAGTCGGCCCGGAGTCGAAAAGCAACAGCGAAATCTACTCGGTGGCCATGAGCCGCGCGCAGGCGGCGATCATTTTCCGCTATGCGTGCAAGATCATTCGCATGTCTCCCACGCTGCGAAAATACATTCGCATCAGAGAGACCGCAAAGGAGCTTTATTGCGAGGCTCGCGGGACGCTGTACCGCGCGCTGTCGAGTGAGTCGAAAACGGCCTACGGTCTCAATCCGGCCCTGGTCATTCACGATGAGCTCGGGCAGGTGCGCGGGCCGCGACATGAGCTCTACGAGGCGATGGAGACCGCCGGGCAGGCGCAGGAGAATCCGCTGTCGATCATCATCTCGACGCAAGCGCGCACCGACGGCGACCTGCTGTCGCTGCTGATTGACGCGGCGCTACGCGGTGATGATCCGCGCACGAAGGTGGCGCTCTACACCGCGCCCGACGATGTCGACCCCTTTTCCGACGAAGCGATCGCGGCGGCGAATCCACACATGCACGACTTCATGAACGTCGAGGAGCTGCGCGCGATGGCCGAGGACGCGCGCCGAATGCCGTCGCGTGAAAACGAATACCGGAATCTCGTGCTCAATCAGCGCGTCAACTTCCACGCGCCGTTGGTGTCGCGCGCCGTGTGGAATGCGTGCGACGCGCCGCCGGACGAGGACGTCTTCAGTCGCGCGCCGGTGTATCTCGGCGTCGACCTTTCTTCGCGCCTCGACCTCACCGCCCTCGCAATGGTCGCGCGAGATGGCGATGGCGTCTGGCATGTCCGCACGGAATACTGGACGCCGGCGAATACGCTTGAGGAGCGCTCGCGGCGCGACAAAGCGCCTTATGACCTCTGGGTCGATCAGGGCTATATCACGGCGACGCCTGGAAGCACTGTCGAATACGCAATGGTGGCCGAGCGCATCGCGGAGCTGTGCGAGCAGTACGACGTGCGCATCATCGCGTGCGACCGCTGGCGCATGGATGAGCTCCAGGCGCTCGGGGGCACGCTCGGCTTTGCGACGATCATGAAGCCGTTCGGGCAAGGGTTCCGCGACATGACGCCGGCGCTCGAATACGTAGAGGCGTGCTTGCTCGAGCGCAAGGTGAGACACGGCGGACATCCAGTGTTGCGGATGTGCGCGGCGAACGCGACGGTCGTGAGCAACTCGACAGGCCAGCGAAAGCTCGACAAACTCAAGGCATCAGGGCGCATCGATGGTATGATCGCGCTGGTCATGGCTATGCAGGTCGGCGTGACCGACATGGGGCATGAGGTTTTTCGCCTCGAGGAATACATCGATGAGCGCGGGCAAAGCGGAGGGACGCTACAGTGAGCGATTCGTGGTGGCCTAGGTTGACACGCTGGTTTGGCTTCGGGGGGCCGCGCGTCGCTCAGGGTATTCAGCGCGGCGAGCCCAGCGGGTCGCTAGCGCCGCTCGCTCAGGCTGTCACGTGGGAGACCTCGATGCAGGTCGCCGCATGGTGGGCCTGTGTGCGCCTGCTGACCGAGACGTGCGCCACGCTGCCGTTGCGATTGCTTGACCTGCGCGGCGGCTATCCGCGTCGTGATGACGACGATCCGGCCATCCGACTATTGCGCAACCGGCCGAATGCGATTCACGATCGCATCCAGTTTTTTGAGGTGCTGTTCCTCAATCTCGTCACGAACGGGAACGCCTATGCGCGCGTGTATCGCCGCGCGGACGGCAGCGTGTATTCGCTGGTGCCGATGCTCGCGGCTCAGACTGAGCCGGAGCTTGTCGGAAATACCTTGCGCTACCGGTGGAGCGATGGAGTAAACGTCGCATATCTGGCGCAAGAATCTGTCATGCACGTCAAGCTATTCGGCAACGGGCTTGTCGGGTTGTCGCCGCTGGCCTATGCTGCGCACGCGCTTGGCATTGCGCAAGCCGAAGCGAGGCAGGTTTCCAATGTGTATCGCAAAGGAATGCGCCCGGCTGGCGTGCTAATGGTCGATGCGAAGCTGGACAAAAATCAGCGCAAGGAAATCCGAGAAGCGTTCCGTGATTTGGTCGAGGAGAACGACGGCAATGAACTGGTCGTGCTGGACCGGTTTATGAAATACAATCCCACGTCGCTTTCACCGGCCGATGCTGAGCTGCTGCAATCGCGGCGATTTTCCGTGCAGGATATTGCGAGATTCCACGGGCTAAACTCCATCCTTATCAACGACGGGTCGCAAACGACATCGTGGGGAAGCGGAATCGAGCAGCTTATGGACTTCGCATACAAGCTCACGTTTCGTCCGCTGCTTGAGCGCATGGAGCTGGCGCTGAAGCTCACCATGTTTCCGCCTGAGCGGTGGGACGATGTGGACTTTCGATTTGATTTCGACGAGATCGTTCGCATGAATCCGATGCAGCGCGCCCAGACGGCGCGTGAGCAGATTCACTCGGGGCAGCGCACGCCGAACGAGGTGCGCGCGCTCGATGGCTTCCCGCCGCTGCCGGGAGGCGATAAACTCATGATCCAGGGCGCGACTCGACCGATCGTGGACGCGCAACAGGAGGCTACGATATGAAGCGATACACGTCAGCACCGATTGCGCGCGACGATGCTAAGTTCAAGTTCTTCTCGGCGGAAAATACGGTCCGCATCAGCGGCTACGCTAGCGTGTTCGGCGTGCTGGATGCGCACGGCGACATCGTGGACCGAGGCGCATTCGCCGGATGGTTGGCCACTGGACAGAAAATCCCGCTGCGCTACGAGCACCAGCTGCCGAATATCGGGCTGGTGACGTACGCCGAGGAAGACGACTACGGGCTTAAGTTTGAGGCTGAGTTGACCCCGGGCCATTCTGTCGCGGCCGACGTCGCGGCCGAGCTGCGACATGGCACAGTGACGGGCGTCAGCTTCGGGGCATTTTGGGATCGCAAGTCTGTGCGAGAAGCTCCGGATGGACGCCACCTGACGGCCATCGAGCCGTTTGAAATCAGTTTGACGTCGACGCCCGCGAATCGCGCGGCGCGAATCGCGGACGTGAAGTCCGCGCTGGAAGAGGCAGAAAGCCTCGCAGAGATTGAAGCGGTGCTGCGTGATGCGGGCACCTTTTCGAGAGCGGAGGCCACCGCGCTGGTCTCCAAGATCCGGACCATCGTTCGCGGCGAGCGCGTCACGAAGTCGGAAACGCAGGAAATCATCGCGGCGATCAGTGCCGCGTTCGACAAATACACGAGGGTATCCAAATGAGCGAGGAAATCACCAAGACCATCGCCGACGGTCTCGAGCGCGTGAGCGCGCAGTTCAAGTCGGCAATCGAGAGGCTTGAAGGCCAAGTCCAAGAAACTGGCAAGGCATCGAGCGAAATCCGTCAAGAAATCACGTCGCTGGCCGAGCAGTACAAGTCGCTGCGCGCCCAGATGACGGAGCTCGAGAAGCGTGGCGCGCAGTACGTCGCAGGCAACGAGGTTCCGCAGTCGTGGGGCCAGCAGTTTGTTGGGTCCGAACAGTACAAAACCGCTGCTGGTGACCCAAACTTCCGGGGTCGCGTCGCGGTCGGCGTGCGAGGCTCGGCGCTTTTCAAGGCCACCGTCATCAGCGACGGCAACACCGTCCTCCCGGCGCAGCGGCAGGGCGTCATTCCGGGCTTGGTCTATCCCAAGACCGTGCGCGAGCTGATCCCGGTCGTGCCGGTGTCCAGCAACAGCATCGAGACCATCCGGGAATCCGCGTGGAGCAACAACGCGGCGGAGCAGAATGAAACCCTCAATGGCGGTTTGCCTGGTGCGAAGCCGGAGAGCACGATCAGCTTCGAGCCGTATGCGGTCACGATTCGGACTGTGGCGCACCACATCGCGGTCTCCAATCAGCTCGTCAACGACTCGGCTGCCATCGCCGCCTACATCGACATGAGGCTGCGGGACGGCCTGGCCGATCGCATTGAGCAGCAGCTCATTTCCGGTAACGGAACGGCCCCGAACCTTGCAGGTCTAGAAACGCAGGCTGGCGTTGCGCTGGTCGATGTCAACGACTCGATCATTGACACGGCCAACCTTGCCATCTGGACCTTGTGGCAAAACGGGTTCCAGGCCGATGCGATTATCGTCAATCCGCTCGACTGGTCAGCGGTGGAGCGACTGCGAGAGGGCACGAACAGCGGTATGTACCTCTACGGGCCTCCCGGCACGGTCGCCGCTCCGCAGCTTTTCCGCGTGCCAGTGATCCCGTCGCGGTGGGTGACGGCCGGCGAGATGGGCGTGTGCGCGCTCCGGCAGGCGGTTGTGTTGTTTGACCGGCAGGCGGCATCGGTGGAAATGGGATACGTGAATGACGATTTCGTAAGGAATCGAATCACGATCCGCGCGGAGGAGCGTTTGGCGCTGTCTGTCGACCGGCCGCAGGGTGTTGCGTGGGGCACTTGGAACACCTGACGGTGATCCGGTGATGTGGTCAGGCGCCACGGCCGTTTGCATCGCCAGCGGGCCATCGCTGACGCTGGAGGACGTGGCGCTGGTGGAGGAATGGCGGCGCGCTCGGGAGTCCGGGCGCGTCGTCATCGTGTGCAACACCAGCCACCTGATCGCGCCGTGGGCAGACGTGCTGGTGGCGCAAGACCTCGGCTGGTGGCAGGTGTACGGAGACGACGCTGTGAGGCGATTCCAGGGCGAGAAGCTCTCGGGCTGCGAGCCGCCGCGCGGGCTGGCGCGCGCCGTCCGGCGTGCCGACGTGTCGGTGCGCAGCGCATCGTCACTCACCGGCGGAATGGCAATCGCGCTGGCTGCGGAGCGCGGCGCGTCGCGCGTGGTGCTGCTTGGCTACGATTGCGCGGTCAAGTACATCGCTGGCGTCCGGCAGGCGCACTGGCACGCGGCGCATCCGCGGCCGCTTGGCGACGCTGGCAGCGTGGATCGGTTCGACGCGCGGCTGACGAAACTCGCGCGCGATCTCGCGAGAGCAAAGCCTGGCTGCAAGATCGTCAATGCTTCACGTGAAACGGAATGCACGGCTTTTGAGCGGGTCGCGCTGGAGGAGGCTCTAGCATGATCGTGGTCACGCCAACGGGTGGCAGACCTGAAGCCTTTGAGTTCTGTGTGGCGTACATGGTCAGGCAGACCTACATCGGTGATGTCGACTGGATCATCGCGCACGACATCGACATGCCGGAGCTGTCTGCGACTGCGATCATGCCGACCAACTGGCGCGTGCATCCGGTGCGCGCGCCGTGGACGTGGGCAGAAGGCATGAACACGCAGGCGGCGCTGATGGCGCTCGGGCTGAGGCGCGCGATGGAGCACGGTGCGGGGCAGCGGCCTGTCCTGATCGTCGAGGACGACGACTTCTATCCAAAGCAGTATCTGAGGCGCATGGCCGATGCATTCCGGCGCGTTTCTCCAGCTTGCGGCGCTGTGGGATACATCAGGACGACCTACTACAACGTCCACAATCGGACGTGGCGCGCGATGCACAACCACCAGCACGCAAGCCTTTGCGAGACCGGCGTGATCGGAAGCGCGGTCGACATGCTGCTGCGCATCTGCGACCAGCGCGCGCGGAATCCGCACCGCAAAGGCTTCCTTGACATCGACTTGTGGGCCGGCGTGCATCAGGTCAGAAGGAAGGATGCGGTGCATTTCATGGAAGCGAAGCCGGGATTGCGACCAGTCGGGATCAAGGGGATGCCGGGGCGGCCGGGTATCGGAAGCGGCCATCGTCCGAACGGCAAGTGGACAGCAGATCATGACCTCACGTGGCTGCGCGAACACATAGGATTCGCGGACGCCGAGGCGTATCGGCGGTTTGGGAAAGGTGCGCCATGTATCTGACGCTGCAACAGGTCAAGGAGTATCTGCGCGTCACACATGACGCGGACGATGCTCTGTTGGAATCGCTGCTTGCCGGCGCTGAGGAGCAGGCGATGCGCTTCTTGGGGACTGACACTCTCGAGGTGCGATCGCCAGGGTCATCGTCTAGCACGGAGCACGCTGTCCCGCCTGACGTGGTCACGGCCGTGCTGCTGATGGTGCGCGCCGACTACGAAGCCGACAAGCCGGAGCACGCGGCCGCGTGGCGCGACGTGGCGTATGAGAAGCTCTACAGCTATCGCGCGGGGCTTGGCGTATGACACTGGCATCTCGACTGCGACATCGCGTCACGATCGAGCGGCGCGTCGATTCTGTCGACAGCGAGACCGGCGCGACGGTGTACACGTGGCAATCCGTGCTTGAGGACGTGCCGGCCGAGGTGCTGACGGGCCCGGGGCGCGAGCTGCGGGCGGCGGGCGGGCGGCAGGCCGAGGCGGACCTTCGGGTGACGCTGCGTGCCGGCGAGCCGATCTATGCGACCGACCGGATCGTGTGGCGCGGTGTGGCCTACGGCATCGTGAGCATCGAGGAAGACCGGACCGCGACGCGCGAAGTCCGGCTGATTTGCAAGGCTGGACTTACGGAGGGCGCATGAGGCCACAACTTCCGATTCGCTCTGTGCGCGGGCGCATCCGGCGATGGATCGAGCAGTGCGCACCGCACCTCGGCGACTGCGTGCTCGAGGTCGGCACGCGCAGGCATGATCCGGCCGCATGGTGGGTGGACAATCGCGACCTCGTGCGCGGCGAGTACGTCGGGATCGACATGCAGCCAGGACACGGCGTCGACGTGGTGGCCGACGTCGAGAAGCTGCCGCGCGACTGGACGGCGCGCTATTCCGGCATCATCTGTTCCGAGGTGCTTGAGCACGTCAAGCGGCCGCCGCGCGCGATCAAAGAGATGGCGCGCTGTCTGCGGCCCGGTGGAGCGCTGTGCATCACGACGCTGTTCGCGTTCCCGGAACACGGATTCCCGGATGACTACTGGCGATTCACGCGGTCGGCGCTTGAGATGATGCTTGCCGATGCTCGACTCGAGCGCATCCACACCGTCTATGATGGCGGTCTGCGCGTGGCGGTCAACGATCACGGCGAGCGGCGCGACACGCTTGCGCAGATGCCGATGCACGTGTTCGCGCTGGCGTTCAAGCCGGATGACGCGCTGGAGGATGATGATGGCGCGGGTCACGGTCCAGATTGACGGCATCGCCGAGGTCGCGCGGGCGCTGGATCAGCTGCCCGAGCACCTGGAGAAAGCGGGCGGCACGGCGATCCGCGCGGCGATGCGCGCCGGAGGTGCTGTCGTGCGGCAAGCGATGGAGCGCAACATCGACGCCATCATCGCAGCGCCGAACCGGGACGGGCGCATGGTAAGCACGGGCCTGCTGCGGCAATCGCTGCGCGTGCGGCGGCGGCGGAATCCGATCGGCAGCAAGGGCGAGTCGTACTTGGTCGGGCCGGTCAATGCGCGCTACCCAAACGAACAGCGCGTGCAGGCTGTCGCCGCGATGCTTGAGTACGGCACAGCCAAGCGGCCGCCGATGCCGTGGGCCGAGCCTGCGTACCAAGAGACGCGAGAGGAGGCGATGCGCGTGATCGTGCAGACCGCGCGCGATCGGCTCGAAAAGCTGCTCAGGCGGTACGAGAGACAACAGGCGCGGAGGGCGCGGTCAGGTGCTGGCTAATCTGCGCGCGTGGCTTGCGGCAGCGCCGTCGGTGACAGCGATCATCGGTGGCGGCGCGTCCATGCGCGCGTATCCTCACGGCGACGTGCCGCAGCAGCCGACGCCGCCTGGAGCTTATGTCACGTGGACGGTGGTATCATGCGTTCCTGAAAACTACATCGACGGTCGGCCGCGCGCGGAGCGGCAGACCGTGCAAATCGACTGCTGGTCGAGTGCGACCGGCGTCGGTGCGAAAGAGGTCGTGGACCTTGCGACGGCGGTGCGCGATGCACTCGAAACGCAAGGCCATCTGACCGGGATAATCGCGAACCAGCGCGATCCCGACACGATGCGATATCGCATAGGGATGCGGTTCGATTTCTGGCTGGATAGGCCAGAATGAAAACACATCTTCTTTGGAGGTATCGTCATCATGACCATTGGGGTCGTAAAGTCCCAAGGGACTAAGCTGTATTTCAACGGTCCGAATAGCACTTCGGAAATCCTTGCCGTCGCGTGCCCGCAGTCAATCGAGGGCCTCGGTGGCGCGGCAAATCAGATCGACAAGACCTGCCTCGATTCCATCGAGATGGAATACGAGCGTGGGATGCAAAACCCTGGCCAAATCACTGTGCCGATCAACTTCATCCCGCGATCGGCGTCGCATCAGGCTCTGCTTGATCTCCGCCAGTCGGGTGACACGGTTGGCTGGATGATCGTCGCGCCAGGCAGTCCAGCGCCGAATGGAATCGACGTGGACGGGTATTTGACGGCCAGCGGCCCGTCGAATATCGCGTTTCTTGGCTATGTGGCCGATTTGACGGTGAATATCGCCACGAACGATATTTGGCGCGCGACCATCACGATTCAGCGCAGCGGCGAGCTGAGGTATCAGCTGCCGGCAGCTGACTTGGCGTAACGCAACCAACGGCTTCCAACAACGGCAATACGGTTCCGGTCCCGACGAGCGCGTGTTTGCCGTGCGCGCGAGTCGGGGAAACCGGAACCGCCATTGGAGAAATCATGATTACCAAGACCTACCGCTACAAGGGCGAGGAGCGAGTCGCGCACTTCCGCGAGCTGACCGTCGCTGATTCGCAGAAGCTGCTGAAGGGGCAGATCGTCGGCATCGGTGAGGACGGAAAGCCGACGCTTCAGATGGACCTTGCCAAGGAGTACGAGCGATCGCTGCTGCTGGTGACGATGACGCTGGTTGAGGAGGACGGCGTGACGCCGGTCTATGGCAGCGCGAAGCCGATCACGAAGGAACCGGCCTCGCTGGTCGCGACGCTGATCAAGCTCGCCAAGGAAGCGGAGGCCGAGTACGGTGACGCCGTGGGAAACTGAAGGATGAGCCATTCATGCAGTTCGTTTACCGTCTTGCATTGCTGCTCGGCAAGACGGTTGGTGAGATCGGCACCATGCCGATCAGCGAGCTGCGTGGATGGATGCAGTTCCTGGCGGTCGAACTTCCGCCGGGGCAGGCCGTCGAGCTTGCAATCGCCCGCATGCATCACAGCTTTCTGCGCGCAAACAGCGCGCGTGGTGCAACAGTGCCAACGGTGGACAAGCTGATGCAGCCTCGCAACCCGTGGCGCAAAGATGAAGACGAAGACGGGAACAGGGTGTTTCAGTCGTTCCTAGCTAACGTGAGTTGACCATGAGAATCAGCGTCCTTCTCGAAATGCTCACCGGCCAGTTTGAGACGGACGCTAAGCGCGCTTCCAAGACCGTTGAGCGCGAGATGCGCAAGATGCAGGAGTCGGCGAAACGACTCGGCATCGCGATCGGCTCGGCAATGGCAGCGGCAGGTGGCGCAATCGCAGGCATCACGAAGCGTGCGATCGATGCCGCAGACCAGACGCGCAAGGCTGCGCAGATGGTCGGCATGTCGGCCAAGGAGTTCTCGACGCTTCGCTTTGCTGCGGATCAGTCAGGCGTCGCGATGGAGACGCTGCGCACGTCGCTTGCGCGCATGTCTGTCAACATCGCGGACGCAGCGCGCGGGACCGGCACGGCAGCGCAAGCGTTTCGGCTTCTCGGCATCGAAGTCCGGAACAGCGACGGCACGCTGAAGAGCAATCGAGAGATTCTCGGTCAAGTCGCCGAGCGGTTTGCGAAGATGCAGGACGGTGCGCAAAAGACCGCGCTTGCGGTGGACATCTTCGGGCGCTCCGGTGCAAATCTGATTCCGATGCTCAATCAGGGCGCTGAGGGCATAGAGCAGCTCGAAGACCGCGCGCGCGCGCTCGGACTTGAAATCTCGGACAAAACAGCGGCCCAGGCAGAGAAGTTCAATGACCTGTTGTCGCAGCTTGGCAATCTTGCCACTGGACTAGGCAACGATATTGCAGCAAAGCTGCTGCCGTCTTTGACGCAGTACACTGAACAAATCGTCGAGGCGGGCATCGAGACGCGCAAGAGCACTGGCCCTGTAGACGTGTTCGTGGGGGCAGTGAAGGGAATCATCGCCGTCGTAGAGACCGCGCGGCGCGGGGTCGAGGCGCTGGTCAACGTCGTCGCCGCGTCGGTCGATGTTGTCGTGGCTGCGGCACGCGCCGGCAAGGACTACATCACCGCCTATACGCCTTGGCGTCTCGTGGCTGCTGTGACGGGAAGAGAAATCAAGACCTCGTCGCAAATCCTTGCCGAGTTCACATCGCGCGTGAATGCCGCTGCCAGCTCGGCCAGCACTGGCTTTCAAGACGCAGTGACGGCGCTGTCGCGCACGTTCGAGGCGCTGTACAACCCGACGGTCGAGGATGCCGCAGCGGCGACCGGCCAGATGGCGCTGGCGTTGGATGAAGCCGAACCGGCGATGACGCGCACCGGCGACGCTGCAAAGGCGATGGCGCGGGCGCTCGAGGAGGCGCGCCGTGAGGCCGACCGGCATCGTCAGGCGCTGATGCGGCTCGAAGAGCAGGCAATGAGCCTTGCTGATGATCTGCTCCGTGCAGGCGAAGATGCACGCGCTGCGTTCGGCGGTCCGGCCGAAGAGGCGGCGCTGCGCTATCGACGCAAGATTCAGGAAGTCGAAGATGCGCTGGTGAAGATCGCGGCGCAGGGGCTTGCAACTGCGGATGTGCTAGCGGCGGCAGACCTCGTGAAGCAGCGGGCGGCCGCTGAGTACCGAGAGGAGCTGGAGCGCATCTCCGCAGAGCAGGAACGCGCGGCGCAGGAAGCAGAACACGCGGCGTGGCGCTCCGCGATGGCGTGGCAGGACGCGACCGATGCGATGCGGCGCGCGCTCGAGCGCTGGCGCACGGACGGGATCAGGTCGTTCGCCGACTTCGCGGCGACTGTTAAAGACTTGTTCGCGGGCATCGCCTCGGCTGCGCAAAAGGCGTTCGCTGCCGACCCGGTTGGGACGATCGCAAACGGGCTCAACTTCCTTGCTGACGTGCAGGCTCAACGGCGTGGTGGGCGCGATGGGCTAGGCGCGTTCTTCGCTAGCAGTGCGGCCGCTGCGGCATCGTCGTTCAACCCGATCGCGCGCGCCGTCGGGCAGGCGCTGCAATCCATCGACGCGCTGTTTGGCGGCCGATTGTTCGGCACCGGATGGCAGCCGTCCAGTTCCGGTTTCAACGTGCGCATCGGCGCTGGCGGTGTGTCTGGGTCGCAGTTTGAAGAACAGGTGCGTCAGCGGTCGTTCTTTCGGGGTCGGCAGTGGCGGCGCGAGACGACGGGGCTGGACGGCTCCACGCTGGATCAG